TTATATATAATTTTCGCCTCATGGCTTCAATGGCATTTTCCTTGCTGGCTGGCCGTGGAACAATGAACGCCATCTCACCCATGTCACGCATGAAATCAATGGTATTTTTTCCAGTATTGAAATCTCGCTTTTGTCCATCGTGCGGAATGAAATGTTCTTTCAAATTCAAATTGTATTTGTTACAAAATCGTCTTGCCTCAGCAACATAAAAAGCAAGATCACGATTATTATTTTCAAGATACCCAATGATGATTGGGCGGAGTTGTTTATCCACATGCTTCATTTGAAATAGAACAATTGCCGTGCAATCATTTATACCAATGTCCCATGCCGTATAAACATTTGTGTTTGGGAGAAATAGCTCAGGCACGATTTTATCGTTATCATAAATATTTTTGATTGCATGAGCAAAATATTTTGTTTCCTGATTGATTTGAACAACGCCATAATATTCTTGTTGAATTAAAAGCAACGTAATAATAGTTATCATCTAGCTTTAATGCTTTTTGTTGCTCAATATCAAATTTAGAAACATCTATAGACTTCATGTTTATTGATTGACCTTTTTTGTAAGACTCGTAAACTTTGCCTTTTTTTTGGTCTTCAATAATAGATAAATTATCCTTTAATTCTTTAAAAAGTTCCTCTTTAGTAGAAAACTCTTTATCTGGAAAATGTATTGATTTAAAACTCATTTCTTTACTTCTTTATCTTTTGATAATATTTCTTTCCTTTTTTCTAAAGTGTGTTTCAATTCCTTACTAATATTCGGGTCTTGTAACTTTTTATTTATTTCTTTAATATCCATTGTAAACATCTTTTAGTTGTTTTGAAATATCCATTCCTAACTCCTTTGCAATCTGCAAATTCTCTAATTGTAATTTAATATCTTCCTGTTTTTCTTTTTCAAATACCTTGTTAAATGGACAATGTGAAAAACTTGGTCTTAAATCTTCTTCATCAAAAATAACCTCTAAAATATCGGTTAATTTCTGCAACATTGGAACTAATGTATAATAAACATATAGTCCTAATGACTTTTCTTTACCTTCGTTAAATACCCCGCCTTTTAATATCAAATCTATTAAATCACTAGGTATATTAAACATTCTTGTTAATTTAGCAAAATCAGCGTTAAAACTATCATCTAAAGCTAACTTCTTTAAATCTTGAACCAATTGTTTAGCGTCTAAATTATCTTTAACTGCGTGTATTGGTTTATTACTTAATAACGTATCTGAAACGCTTTTTTGTTCAGTTGGAGACATTACGCCACCGCTTAACCTTTGTGCTTCTGTTTGGCTACCTGATACTAATATCTTTGTTGTATAGAATAAGTTTCTTTTTTTACTTTCGATAGATTGATTAGAATTGTCAACTATTCCTTTTACCGATTTGATAACATTAGAACCATTAAACCAATCGCCAGAAATACCACTCATTACATCGATAATGTAAAGATTTTCTAATTTTAAAGGTGTGCTAGTTCCCTCTTCGTTTTTATACTTGAAATTGCCTTTTAATTCGCTTTTCTTTGTTGAATCACTAAAGTATAATTTCTGATACTTTTTTAATTGGTCGTTTGAAATATCGATATTTTCACGCTTAAGTAAATAGATTACTTTGTTTTGAGAGTATAAATAAACATTCTCTGCGTTGGCGTAAAAAAAGTACTGCCAAATTAACTCTGTCCAAGTTTGAAAAGGATTAGGTTTAGGCGCTAATTCATATAAATAATCCTCTTTGTAAAGTTCATTATCTTTGTAAGCGTGTATTTTAGCTAAACTTCCATAATCTGCAATGAACTTCCGAACCATTAAAAGCGCTGGACTTTCTAAAGTATAGCAAGTAGTGTCGTTGATCGTGTTTTTATTTCCGAATAAATTGTCAAGGAACGAATAAAAGAAGTTTCCATTTCTATCTCTTTCTACATTATTTGGTAGCTTTCCTACGCTAAAATTTAAATTCCAAGCCATTAAATACCAACGAATAAAGCCTTAACAGAATTTACTTCCATTAAGGCATTAATTTTATTAACCAAACTGTAATCATTTAAACCCATGTTATCGCAACATTAGATTACAAATATAGGCTTTTTTTTAATATAAAAGCGTTTTTGTAATTATTTTTATCCTAGTCCTATATTTCTTATGTGTCTTCTTACGTATCTAATCGGGTCAACGCAATTATGAACTAATATTCCATTAGCAAAAAATTCGTGAGTTTCTTCTACCATTAAATCGTAAGTTTCTTCATATCTCTCATTTTTTACCTCTACACCCACAAGTTTTAACTCTTGAATATTTGTTAGTGGTAAATTCAGATTCGCATATTTGGCACTTTCTTTGTTCATTATCGATTCCACTATCTCGACGTTGTTTTGATTTGCAGCTGTTTGAACAAACTTTGTGCGTGTATTTTCGTTTTGATTCGAACTTTTTACTACACACAACGCATTCTTTTTCTCCATAAGTTCTTGTGCCAAAGCCACTATCAATCGCTTGTTGCCTATGCTTTGCGATTCCCTCTGGTGACTTATGCCATTCTTTAGCCTTTTCAATTCCTGCTTTGTGAAACTTTGCAAACCATTCAGGATTGTTTTCAAAACGTTCTTTAGCGTGCGTCTTAAGATGTTCAGCTCTTTCGACTTCTTCAAGGTTTTCAATATTATTATTCCACGAGTTACCATCGATGTGGTGTATATGAAATCCTTTTTTTCTTGATCCATTTGTAAACTCCCATACTTTGTGGTGCATATGGTGTTTGTGTTGCATAAAGTATCTTCTTCCGTTGTAAAGCTTATACTTCCTTCCGTTGAATGTTTGGTATGGTAAACCATCATCCCCGATTCTAATTTCGAAATCTTTGTCCATTTTTCTGAAGTTTTAATTAAATGATTTTCAGTAACGTTCAAAGATACGTAAAAAGTATCGAATAACAACGAGTATTCTTTTACTATTTTCTTTCCGTTATTAAATTTATGTAAAACTTCTCTAAAACCATTTGAAGTAAGTACTTTATCTCCCACTTTTACATCGATAATTTTAACTAACCCCTTATCAGTTGTTATTAATGTTTCAGCAGTAAAGCAATCATCATTTAACTTTATAACTTCATCATCAACAACCCCTAATCTGTCTGTTGCGTATTGGTAATTCTTAAAATCACTATCAATTCCTTTGCTTTCATTATTTTAAGAAAGTCATTTACAACAGTTCGCTTCATTTTGGCTAACTCATCTGAAATAATTGAAATTTCTTTTTTATCATTACGATAAGCAAAATCTATCAATATCATTAAGATACTAATTGTTTTTCCAGCACCTTGTCCACCTTGAATAATAAAAGTTTTCTGTTTGTTTCTTAAAAGGTTTTTAATCTTATAAAGTGCGGTTGTAGGCTTATATGTAAATTCACTATTTTTCATCTAGTGGATTGTCTCCGAAAATAGGCGGTCTTTCTGGTAAGTCGTGTTTTATTTCTTGTTTGTCTGCAAGTCCTAAAGTTCTAGCTATAATGTTTGGATTAAAAGCACCAACCGTAGCGCCTTCGAATTGTTGAGATTCTATAATTATTTTAATTTGTTTTGTGACTGCCCAAAAACTTTCATAACCTTCTTCTTTTTCGTAGCGTTGAAAAGTGTTTTCATCAATATCAGCAAATAAACAAAATGATTTAATACTCATAGGTGTTTGAGTAGGAACATCCATTGTTGAGCCTGCCAATTCACCGCTTTTAATAGATTCTTTTTTATTCCAAACACGTTCCTGCATCCATTCGAAATATTTAACTGCTTCATCCCAAAAAGCATCTGGAGTGTATTTGAAATCTCTCCCGTGCTTATTTCTAAAACTCCAATAATTATTTCCTTTTTCTGCTGCCATAATCAATCACATTGTTTGTCTAAACGATTTCTTTTATCGTTGTACTGAATTATTACTTGTTGAATAGCTATTGAACTACCTCCGCAATTTAGTAATGCATTTTTATAATCTTTATCTAGTTGATCATATTGTTCATCACAATTTTTATCACAACTAATTAGAAATAAAGCGAATAATATTGTTAATAGTTTTTTCATAATATAAAAATTAGTGGTCGAGTATTATTTCAATACTTCTTTACAATAGTATTAGCCATAACCATAATTACAAAGTTAGTAAAATTTATTTAAAGTTGTGAATTTATTTTAGATTGATATTCTTTATACGCAAACTCGAAGTAAGGTTTTCTTTCTTTTTTTGGAACTGCGTAAAGTTTAATTATTTGATTAAAGGCTAAATTAATATCGTTGTGATTATACATAGATACTTTTTGTCTTGATTTTTCGCAATATACTTTTTCAATAGATTTTACTTTTGCTTTATTAAAAATCTGTCTAACATGTATCTTGCTATATTTAGAGATTTCAGATAATTCCCTTACTGAATAATTTCTTTCTTCTAAATTAAACTTTATTTTTTTACCTTTATACATAGCTATAAATTAAATTTTTTAATTGCGCTTGGTGTTAGGGTAAGATTATGTTTTACAAGGTCTTCGATTGTTTTAAAAGTAAACATCCAATTAAATTTACCTACTTTTTGAGCTATTAAAATATTTTTGTTTTCTATTTTTAGAATACTATCATAATTATTACATTCAAACCCCTCAAACAAAACTTTTTCTTTTGCTTGTTGGTATTTTTGTTTATAAAAATCCCATTGCATTTCTTGACTTCCTAAAAAACCTACTTCACTTGGTTTTTTCATAACATTTCCCTCTTCATCACAAGGAACTAGCATCCATTTTTCTATTGGAAGTTTTCTAAATTTAGCATTGTTTACTATTTTTTGTAAAACTTCTCCTTTGCTTTTAAAAGTTAAAGTTAATTCCTCAACCTTATCGGTCATACTTATTAATCTATTTTTCATAATGTTATTTTTTAAATGTTTCGTTATAGTATTGTTCACCTACTGAATTTACTTTTTTATTTTTAACACTTCTTTTTATTAAATCGCTATTTAAATAACAAATATTTCCAGTCTCAATAATCTGTTGTTTTTCTTTTTCTTTAGCTTGCTTTATTTCTGCCTCATGCAGACTTAAATCAAAACCATACTCTATTAAATGATTTATAAACCATTCTACTGCTGTTAATTTTCCCATAATCTATATTTTTTAAGTTACCGCACCAATAATTAAATTAGTGCGGAATTTTGGTTATTTTAATAATTCAGGGCTTTCGTGAATGTTACCTATAATCTCTGCTAATTGAAAAGCGTTTTCGCTAAAAAAATCACAAGGATTATCTTGACTAGGTTCGTTAAATCCTAATAACTCAAAAGAATAATTACCTTTTATTAATCTATAATTTTTATTTTCGTATTTTACAATATCATCTTGACAATAAGTAATACCGTTTTTATCTTTTAAACAAATGAATTGATTAAAAATTACATTTTCACCATCCGAATCATAATCATCGTCGTTTTGTTCAAACTCCATAACACCACAAAGCATATATGATTTATCTACTTCTGAACTTGAAGTTAAAAAACCTTTTGATTCAAATCTTTTTGTATCATTATTCCAAACTCTAAATTTTAATTGTCTACTCATAATAACATAATAAATTAAAAAAGCCTTATAATGTTTCAAGGGGTCGAGTCCTATCCACATTATAAGGCAAATATTTTATCAGTAGTTTATCTCGACCTTTCAACTACATAGCAAATATAAAACATTATTTTTTATTGTGCAACTATTTTAGTAAATAATTACTCGTAGGGATGTGAGTAGTTGTTTTTTATTATACTTCTTTCGGAAACATGGTCTTGAAATTTTCATTAAAACATAGTTTTGCATGTTCTAATTGTTCAGGTGTGCAAATTTTATAAAAAATAGTCTTACCCGCATTAAATTTCTTTTTCTTCACAATTCCTCTTACGGATAAATATTTTTTATAATTACCTGATTTGTGCTGCAGATTAAACACTAACTCGTTTACACCATCGTAACGAGCATCTAAACTTTTAATCGGTTCGAAATAAATCAATAATTCCGACACTTCTATTTCGTCTTTTACAGATACTTTGTCTTTTTCAAGGTGGTTTAAAAATAGTTGTTTTGCTTCGGTGCTTTTCGTATTCATGATAAAAGCTAGTTCCTGATAATTTAATTTTAATTTTTCCATTTTGTTTTTATTTAGTTATTAATTATTCTCTTTAAATTTAACAATGTTATCGTAATGATTTATTTCTATTGTGAACCCACCGCCACACACGTATCGGAACGTGTAAATCCAATGAAACTTTTCTACTCCATTAACCCATATTGAATTAACGTGTTGGTTTTTAGTTGTGCTGTGTAATTTGCATTGTTTACTATTCAGCTCCTGTATGTCAAAGTTTACGAGTAAGGTGTTGTTTTTACCAATTAATTTGAATGGCGGGTTAGGGTCGGGTATGTTTTTTATTTGTTTCGACATTACTCAAGGTTTTTATAACGATTAATAAATTCAGTTATTGTGTTGTTTAGTGATTTATAAACTTGGTCAATACTCCAAGATCCTTTTAATTTTTTAATTACTTCTTCTTGATTTTTATTTAATAGTATTTTTTCGGCTTCTCTTTCTTCTTCACTCATTAAAGCAGGATGTTTATAGAATTTAATACCAATTGATTTCATATAATTAGTTTCTTCAAACATATTTAAAAACTTATGTGCTTTATCGTAATGTTCTTGAATAGATTGTTTAGCTATATTTTGTAAATGATGTAATGCCTCTTGTGGATTTCCTTGTAAATAAATAATTTCATTAGTGAAAGCATAAGTGAAAATTTTAGCAAACAAAACATTTTCCATTAATTCCTGTTGTTTTTGTCTGTTAATCCAGTCTATTAAAAAATCAACCGCTTCAATATCTTTTTCATTAATTATTATTTTGCTTTCATTTACTTTTATTTTATCGTTTTTGAATCTCCAACTAATTCTATTAATTGCATCTTCAATATCTATTTTTTTATTTTTATTAAATTCCATAATTGTATTGGTTTTAAATTTTACTTGTTTACTTGTTTAATCATTTTTTATTAAACAAGGTTAAATTTTCTACTTGGTTAAAATAACCCCCCTTATAGGGGGTTATTAAACAACCCTGTTTAATCGCTTTTTTAAACAGGTTTAAACAACCCAGTTTTTTACTAA